CCAGCCCACCAGACCGAGCATCGCTTAAAGTGTTGCTCTAGGATTTTTATTTTATCGGTGTTGTCCGGCTTCTCTTTCGCAAGGGCTGGGCAATCATCGATCATCGGCAACCACCTAGTTTCTGTGAACGATCTTGCTAAATGCTCGCTTGGCATAACCCACAATGCGGGGCAGGGTCGTTCTGCTATGCGGTACGCTAGGCCAGCTAGAATCGTTGTGGTCTTGCTTGTTTGTGCCCCCCATACCAACACCACCCTACGAATCGAATCATCGCCAAAAGCCTCTAGGGGTTCACGGACATAGGGCGTGAGCGTTGTCGAATACGCTCCGGGTATGTTGGTTACTCTTGCCGAGAGCGTGAGGTTTTTCTCTGCCCATTCTGGGATTGAAAGTTGTTCCCTTGGCTCAAAGAATCTTCGGCTGAATGTTCCAGCCTCGGCAATCTTCATCTCTTAACCATATATCCACGCTCATAAGCCCAAGCTGGATTATGGTGAATTTCGTGATGGCACTCCCAGCATACAGCCAAAAAGAACTCCACCTCGTTGAGCCTATCTCCGAACCTTCCTCGCCTATGATGAACTTGGCTTGCCATCTTGCATCGGCACACTTGGCATACTGGGTTGTTAGCTAAAAACTTCTCTCGAACATCTTTATAGACCTCGTTCTGGCCTTTTCTCTTTGCAGATACTCGGCGTAGTTTACCGCCTCGCTTGAGTGGTGTTTTGCGTTTAAGTGGCGAGCGTTTCATTTTTGTCTTAATAAAAAATAATAAGCATACAACAGACAAAATATCCCATTATCCCATCTGAAATCGTGCCATCCAAGACTTCTTGAAATGATAATCCAAATAAAGGTGAAATGTATAAACCACGCTATTTTTTCAGCGAGCATATCTATAAAATTAAATATGTTTTTCATCGGTCATATTGCTCAAAATATGGAACATCATAGGCACATAAATCTCTAAACTCTGGTATTTGCATAAGGGTTTTGTGAAGTGCGACTGGGTCTGCCTTGTCCCTAACAACTGCGTGATGAAAGTGAACCATCCAGTATTTTCCCACTCCCTGCCTTGTCTTTGGGTAGTTTTTGAAGCAACACCCTACACACATAGAAAAACCATATTTGCTTTCAAAGTTTTTGAGTTGCCCTTTGGCGGGAATAAAAAGCGTTGAGTAGCTTGAATTTCGGCAGTAGGCCAATGCTATTCTTGTAGGCTTCGTGGTTTTCATCGGTCAAAGAATGGAAGCACTATTCCCAGAAAGCACAAGGCACACAAGATGATTAAGAAGCACTCGTTCACTTAAATGCTCCCTCCCCCTTTTGTATTGTGATGAAGATTTGATTCACTCCGTCTTGGATGGCTTGCTTGGCACATTCTGGGTCGCTTGGGTTTGCTCTGGCCGCAAGGCTGGATGGCATCGCATCGAGCAACGCTCTGATTCCTCCGTGCCATTTGGTTATCCATTCTTGCACCTCGTCCATTCTCAAGGTGACTCGATTCATTTCTTCCCAGCGAGCGTGTTCCATTTCGGCCTCTGCAACTCGCTTTTTTGCTTCGCCCCATCCTTGAACTGCCGCCCTCATAGCTACTGGGTTTTTTTCGTTGGCCGCCCTCTGAACTAATGAGTAGGCAACTACCTCGGCTCTCCTCGCCCGGTGTAATCGTCCAAGCGGATTTTCCAATTTGATCGACTCTGCATCCAAGTTCTCTGATGTCTCTGATAAGTTCGCTGATGCTGATAAGATCGGCCTCGCCCTGCTTGGATTCTTTTGATTGGCAATTTTCCAACGCTCTGCATCGGCCACGCTTGTTAGGGGCATACCCGCCTTGACTAACTGGGAAATTGCTCCCTTTGTTAGCCCCCATTTGTCGCATAGCTCTTTTTGTCGAATCATTTCTCACAAGGGCTTCCCACAAGCCAAGCACTTCTCCCCCATTCCCTCGTCATCGCCCTCTGGCTTGGTAGCCTCCATCATCTCTGCAATCTCCGCTTCTCCAAACCCAGTAATATCTAAATCAATCTCCCCAGTATCCAAGTCCTCGAAGATGTCTTTGAGTGAAGGCATATCAAACTCTCCACTTAATTTGTTTAGTGCGATGTTAGCGGCCTTCTCTTTGTGTTCATCTAACCACACTGCCCACACCTCAACCTCTTCTTTTCCAAGTGCCGAATAGCACTTTAGCCTTTGATGGCCTCCGACTATGTTCCCAGTCTTTGCGTTCCAAGTGATCGGTTGAAGATTCCCAAGTTCGCTCAAAGATTTTGTGAGCCTGCCCAACGCATCGGAAGTGATTGTTCTTGGATTATATTTTGCGGGCGAAAGTTCGCTGATTTTCTTGGTGATTAAACAAGGATATTTTTTTTCGTTCATAAAAGTTACGCAAGATTTGTTTTAAGTAAGTTGAGATAAAGGTTTTAGACTAAACTCGTACAAAAAATTCGCACCTCGGAACCTGTTATGGGAGTTTTGAGGCTATAGAAGTCTCCTACTGCCTTGCGTAAGTCGTTAATAAATATGCTCATTTTAGTGTGTAAAAACTTGCGTAAATCGCATATCCATTTTGTCATAGCTCGCCCCCTGCCTCCTTATATGCCTCCACTATGGGTCGTGCTTCTTCAAGGAACTGCTGGCGTTGGGCTGGTGTCCACTGGGCAGGGGTCTTGCGTGCGAGCCACTGCCTAGCCTTGATGATGTACGAGTGCCAAGCGGCCTCTGCCTTGGGGTTCGAGGTCTCTATGGGGTCAGGGAGTAGCCCAGTCCAAAGGGCTAGTTGCTTGAGGCCACCGGGGGTAGGGGCTTGCAGGGCTGGCCGTGCCTTGGCTACACGCTCCAATCTCCGACCTTGCTCACCGTTTATTTGCCCTATTTCCAACACCTTGTCCATGTCTAGCCCCTCTGTCCGTGCCGATATCAGGATGTCCCCTGCGTCTGCCGCTAGGCCGATGGCCACCCCCATCTGTTCGATGGCTGTTTCCTTGGCTTTTTCTAACTGCTTGACCGTGCGTTGTAGCTCCATTCCGACTTGTTTTTCGCTCATTTTTGGGATGTCCTTTTGGGGTTATGCCGTAGCCTCGGCCAACTCTTCGGCCTCGATTTCGGCGGGTGGTTCGATCTCTCTGAATCGCTCTGCGTTGAAGCCTCGCTCTGGATGGGGTGGGGTGGTGCTTACTGGGTTGTTGAGGCCGTCCAAATAGACCACGATCTCCCCTGCTTCACCGTTTATTCCTACCCCAATTCCCATATCCCTGACGACATAGGTGCGGTCTTTGATGGGTAGGTGGTCGTAAAAGCTGGCGATCTCTGGCGAGAAGCCGTCGTCAATGCAGACCACTTTAGAGCCTTGCCTCATTTGGCCTTCCTCTTTTTGATGCCCTTTGCCCACGCTTCCTTGTTCCATTTTGGGCATTCTTCCCGCCTCTTTTTATGCACCCTCAAGGCTCGCTCCTTGTAGATTTGCCTGACTCTTTCGCTCCGTTGGATGCGTAGGATTAGCCCAGTCCGTTGCGTTAGCTCCGATAGTCGTGCCGAGATTGCCGCCCTTGTGTAGTGCTTGCCAGTGCTAGGGTTGATGTACCGTTTTGCTATGCTGGTTAAGCTGTCCGGGGAACGATTTGTGGCTAGGGCTAGGAGTGCTTCGTCCAAGGTGTCGTCCCGCTTGTGCCGTAGCATCTGTGAATCGCCTTCGTGCTTTATGGTCTGCTCCACGATCTCGGCTGTGAGCTTGGCTAGTTGGTTCAGGTCGATGCTTGGGTTCATCGCTTGCATCTTGGCGAGCCGTTCCCTTACCCGATCTTCTAGCGTGTCGATATGCTCTGCCATATCGGGCGTATAACTAGCCAAGATTGAATCCGCTGGGTCTTGGCCGATGTGGTTCATTGAATTTCAACCACTGCTGTCCGTCCAACCCTTGCCAACTCCCGCCTAGCTTGCCGTTCGCTGGCATAAAAAAGGTCGATGACTGGTAGCCTAGATTTACCAGAGGCTTTCCGTGAGATAACCGCCGTCCCGGTGTCGTGAGCGTGGTATGCCTTGCCCTCAATAAGCAGGGTCGTTCCGTAGGGGATAATTTTAGGGTCTACGGCACAAGATTTGCCAGAAACCAACCGTTTTCCAGTTGAGCTTTTATAGCCAAACTCGTCCTCGCCCAACCAATAGGCCGTGATTCTGGCCTTAATTGTTTTCTTGGTTGGTGGCTTTGGCGTTTCGATCATTATATTCGCCGCTTGGCTTGAGCATAAGAGCGTGATTGCTAGGATGATGAGTGCTTTTTTCATCGTTAAGAAATGGATTCGCTCGCATAGGTGGCGGTAGCGTCTCGATGGGGATTCATCCCCCTTGATTATTTTACCATCGCCTCTGTCAACTGGGGTCTTGAGTTTTTCAATCTGTGCCTCGATTGCCTTGGCCTCCATCTTATTGATTTTCATAGAAGCTCTCTTATGCCTTTGATGATTTGGTATGCGACTTGCGGGACGATGGCATTGCCCAACCCTTTAAGTCGGTGTGTCCTATGCTGTATCCCATCAGCCACTCTACAAATGCTGGGTTCAGCTTTCCACCAATCGTTGTCGAATCTATTTTGTAAATATGATTGCTTAACATTTGTTGGCCGGTTGGTTTCATTTTGCTGTAAATGTGCTTTGCATCGTGTGCTTGAGGTGTCGGCCAGAACAGCACGGCCGTTGCCAAGCCATTCCCGCTGTTCTTGCTTGCACCCTTGCGATTGTAATTCCCGCATACTGAAGGAGTCGGCCACATCTTGGGGTGTACTACTTGCTCTCGAAGATTGCCCGACCTCGTTCTGTTCTTTCTGTTCTTCTGGTTCGTACTGCAATCCTTCGCCGGTCTGCTCGGAAGATGATCCATTGTGTTCGGGGTTGCCCAGAATACGTGCGATGATCCAGACTCGATTTCTTCTGTGCGGGGCATCGACACCGCAAGCTGGAATAATGATCGGCTCGACTTCGTATCCACACTCTTCCAAGTCAGAACACACTTGGTCGAGTGCCAAGCCGATGATTCCAGCAACATTCTCACCAATGACCCAAGCTGGCCTTGCCTCTTGTATGACTCGGAGCATTTGCGGCCAGAGATAGCGGTCATCGTCCTTGCCTCGTTGCTCCCCGGCACAACTGAACGGCTGGCAGGGAAATCCTCCTGTGAGAAGAGTGACTCCTCGATATGCCGTGCCATCGAGCGATTTGATGTCTCCGTGGATTGGAACATTAGGCCAATGCTTTTTAAGTACGGCTTGTGCGTAGGGTTCGTTGTCGCAGAATCCAACGGTTTCAAATCCAGCCCATCCAGCGGCAAGAGCGAATCCTCCGATTCCGCTGAACAAGTCGAGGTGGGTTGGTTTTTCATTCACATTTCACCTCCGTCCAATGGCATCGCTTGTTTGGCCTTTTGATCTTGCCCCTGCCCTCCAAATATCGTAGGTGGTACTGTATCGCCCCGTGGGTTTTCTTTAGAACCTCCGCAATCGTGCAAGTCGGAATCTCATTGGTGATTAGGGTGAACACGGCATCTCGAAGCATATCAATCGTGGCTTGGTTGCGAGTCGTTGCATAGAGCTTTTCTAGTTCCTTGCCGGGGTAGCGGTCGGTTAGGATGCTATTTGCCCTTGCCTCTGCCGTTGTGTAGGTTTCGTTCATCGAGTGCTTAACTTGGTTTAACTATTTGTTGATGCAAGTGGTGTTTTTAAGTTATTAAATAATACTCCGCAACGCTCTTTCCGCTGTTCGTCTTTATGGTTCTCTTTTGCACATCGTAACCAGTCTTCCGCAAATCACAAACTCGGCTTGCCAGTCGGAAGCACTTGAACCAATCGAGTGCCTCCAAAGCCGTGAGTGTGCGTCCAGATTGCAAGTGTGCCAAGATTCTTGCGTTCTGGTCGTGGCCTTCTGCTTTTACTGGATGCGTTGTCCTCATAAAAGGCAACTCAAACTGCTCTGCCTCTACAATGGCTATCATTTTTTACCCCTCCCGGTAGCTTTGCGTGGTGTGAAATTTCTGTTCTTGGCATTAAGTACGCTTGTATGATGGCATCCCCAAGCCTTTGCAATCTCTTGGATTGAAAGACCAGAATCGTGTTGAGCCTTCCAAAGCTCCCAACGCTTCTTAACAATCGAGTGGCTACGATTGCACCTTGCCCGATGCTTTCCGTAGGTAGGCACTAGCTCCTTTGGAATGTCTAGGGGGGTAGTTGTCCCCATAACTAGGCTTGCAAGCCCTTTAGAGGCCAACTCCGTTCGATTTTGAGCCATCTGTGAAGTGAGTGTGGATACCATTTGCTCAAACTCCTTAATCTTGTCCTCACACATCTTCACCCGGTGGATAGTTGCCGCTAGGACTAGCTCTTGTGGTTGTGTAATCATGGACACCCCGCATTAACCCAGTCCTCACGATTGGCATAGCCCATCAGTTTGTATGTTGGTGGGGACTCGCATCCCGACTTAATTGGTTTTCTCATTGGTTGGCTTCCTTTTGGTTGTTGATTTCTCCGCTGACAATTTCTGGCACAAGCCCTCCAATCCTTAACTGGTGCTTTACCTCCGACCTTCCAGCCGTTCGATTGGTAATAATCAAAAGCCGACTCTGCATCTGCTTGCCTCCACCCAATCTCATTTGCAAAGGCAATCCATTCAGCGTGCGTAGGGCGTAAGCCCTCTCTCTCTTTCTTGTTATCCTTGTTACTATTACTTTTACTATTACTATTATTATATACGATAGATGGTGCATCTATGGAGCATCTATGGTATATCCTTCTGGCATAACCAGCCGATCTTTCCTCCATCTTTGCCAGCCCAGAGGCAACTCCTCCGTGATAGATTGCCCCTTCTTTTAATTCATAAACCCCAGCAACCTCAAGCTCTTGCAGTAAAGGCTTGGCATCTTGCCCAACCATTCTGCTGATCTGTTCTGGGGTTGGTATATGTCCGTTGATAGTTAGCTTGCCTCCGGCATTGGCCTTATACATAAGGCATAGAAGATGAATCCACAGCCCCTTGGCTTCAAGGCTTACCAACGCCAGCTTCTCGTTAGACAGCCAGCGGTTAGGCTCGAATGGAAACCAGAATGAATCTCTCTTCATTTCTTCTTGGCCTCAATGTCTCGCTTCTGAAACTCCTTTGCCTTCTTCAATAGCTCTTTCGTAATACGATGAGAATAATCTAGGTTGTTGATAATATCCCTAAAGTTCTCCACCTCGGCGTGGCTCAACCTCTTAAACAAAACCTTCAATCTCCCGCTGATTACTGCGTGAAACTCGTCTAATAAACTTAATCTTTTAACGCTCATCTTTTAATCCTTTCTATGATGTCTTTTGCTAAATCCCACAATATCCCTGCCAGAAACAGTATCGTGAGATATGCGGCCAATAAGCCAATCCCTACAACGAACAACTCCCACAAAAGTTTCCCGATGTATGAAAGGGAAGTCACCATTTGGGTGCAACTGGCCACGATGCCCAAAGCCGAACATCATTTTCAGAATGCCCCCAGCTTCGACTAACGAACGCATCATCAACGAAACGACCGACAACAACTTCACTGCCAATATCCATAAGAACTCTTTCATCGTTGCGTGGTTTCTCCTTTGTTGTTCGCCAAACAAGCATTGACCATTTGGTTTCTGGAATCTGAATATCAGTTGGCATCTGGTAGTCTCCGAATGGCTGTCACAACCTCGTTCAGAATACCAGTGATGACTTGATCTTCCGTTCCGTCTGCGAGTTGCTGGACAAGCTCGGCACACCTCTCCCTTTCAAGAGAGGCGGCCTTGCTCGCAGTTTCTTTTAGTGTCTCTTCGATTACATCAGAAAGGGATTTCATTATCTTTGTTTCCTTTCGATAGGGCTTCCGCTTCGAGAAGAATCTCTTGGATTATCTCGTTGCGAATGATGTCGTTCTTGTATGGCTGGCCATCCTTACCGGGCTTCAACTCTTGCTTACTCAACCACTCAAGGTAATCCAATCCCTTATCACCAAACGCCGCAACCTCACGGAGCGTTGAGCCTTTGTGCTTACCAAACTTTAACTCCATATCCCTTGGCTCTGTCCCGTTGGTTATGTTTGGCTTGTTGATCTTTGCGGTGATGTCGGCCAAGTCTGCCTTTGTAATCTTTGCTGGTGCTGGGGATGCCTTTGGTGCTTCCTCATATTTGTCAGTGTTGATATCCTGAAACCCACCATAAGGAACTTCCTCGGCTGGGGTCGTACTTAACCGAGAATCTATTAGCACGACGATATGTGCGAATGCTGAACGACAAGCCCTGCTAATTGCTCTGGTCTGAACCATAGCCCTCTTCGCATAGGTTGGCCGCTCAAACCACATCTTTTCGTCATCACCCAAGAACCCCTCGGCACTTGAGATTACTTGGCCATTGTCCATTCGCTTCACCTCACCGATGCACCGATAGCCGTCCTCAAGACGCTCGACATCTCTTGCCGATGCAACACATCCGTGAGCCACTGCAATAGATTGCCAGCCCTCGACTCGCACATACTTCTTGTCGCCTTTGCCGATCTGCTGGGCTGTCTCCATTACGATTGCCCTACACACGCCAGCTACATCCGTAGCTTGTCGCATATAGTTTTGCACTCCGTTGGAGTGGCCTAGGCCGTGGTCATTCTTTAATACTATCTGTTCATTCATTTGGTTGTTTCTCCTTGGTTAGTAATTGTGGTTGTATTCTTTATATACCCCAAAGCCCTCTGCATTTTCTCTGGCGTTTGTGGGCAAATTGAGAAAGGATAAATCCTTTTTCTCATCGTGTTCACGATCTGATATTGATTCAGACTTTGCTTTGTTTTCTTTTGTTTTCTTTTCTTTCATTTGGTTGTCCTTTCGTTTATGGTTTTTATTATCGGGGAAAGCCACTTGGCCGATATGTCGTGGGATGGAACTCGGAAAACTAGGATGCCCATTGTTGCGGCAAGATTATATTTCTCCATATCATTTAAGAACCCGGTTGGCCTCGTGTGTCTGCCCCTGCTCCACACCCCGCCCTCTAGTTCGATGGCGATGCCAGAGGTTAAGAAGTCTAAATAATAATCAAATCGAAACCTTCTGCCCTCGGCGAACTTGTATTCCTTCTTTAACTCCCCACCCCCAAGACTTCTCCAAAGAAGCTCGAATTTGGCTGATGGGGATAACTTCATTAGTTACGCCCCGCCCACTTGTCTGATGTAATCAGATCGGGTTTGGTTTTGCTTTCGGCTATAATCTTATCGAGCCGATCTAGGTCGGCGGCCACGGACAAATAAAATCTGCGTCTCTCGTAATTTTGTTGGTCGATGTGTTGGCCTAGAAGGTAAAGCCCACGGACAATGACTAGCCCTACAAAGATTACAATGCCAAGTATCACGAGCGAATCCTTTCCTTCTGCCATTCGTAGGAACAATAGGATGGCTTGGTAATAAATGGGTATTTGCCATCGTTGAGAGATTTCATGACAAAGCCTTCCCAGATTGTCTCGCCAGCTTTGTTGTTTTGAAACTCCATCTCTTCCCAGATTGATTTAATCTTAGAGTGAGTTAAACGAACAAAGCGGAGGAGTTTATTATCTGGCACATCGAATGTCACGGCCTCCAAGTGTTCGATCTCCTTCATCCTCTCGGCATAAGGCTTGGGGTTAGCGGGATCGAATGCGTCCATAACTATTATCGTTCCTTTACCAGTCTTGGTTCGCATTCCCATAATCTCGCAATCAATATAGGGGGCTTTGATGCCAGCATTGGAAAGACGCTCAACCATTAGATTATGGTTGGATGCAATCTTTCCGTAGCGATTATATCCGATGCCAGTCTTTTGATGAAATAAACCTCGCCAGCCATTAGCCTTGCCTTCAATAGATGTATCTTTTGAAAACTCTGTGTGGCTCGCTGGGACAGCAGAGGGTTGTGGCCTTGCTGGGAGTGGGAAGGATGTCATTGTTCGTTTGTAGAGGATTTCGTTTAGTTATAGCAAGACTTATTTTAGGAGTTGCTCAACTATGAAAAGGGTTGAGCCAGCACCTACGACTAGTCCGATGATATAGGCTATGAGGATTTTGGTCATTTAGTTGTTCCTTTCTGGTTAGAAGGTTCTGCTGTCTGGACTCTTCGCCAATTCGTGTAGCAACCAATCATAGGTGTGCCACTCTCCATTTGCGAAAGCGTTTTGCTCTGCCTCGGTCTGACCCTCACCAGACAACTCCGGGTCATACTTCTTGTTCTCTGCCTTCTCCCGAAGTTCCCAGAGGAGGCTTATGAAGTCCTCCTTGGTCTGGCAAGATTGGCTGAACTTTCTTTTCTGCCTTGGCTTTTCAATTATTTGCATAGGATTTCTTTCTTGGTTGGGGGTTACTGGCTGATGTGTTTGGTTGCAAGTTTCTGGGCAACTTGCAAGGCGGTGGGGGCTTCGTAGTAAATGCCATCGAAGAAGGCATAAAAAACTTTCTTACCCTTGCGGCAAAGCTCTCCGATTGGCGATGGAGTTTTGTCGTTAGGGTTAAGAAAATCCTCTACGAGGTTATCAAACTTCTGTGAGTGACGCAGGGTGGTTGTTGTTGTTTGCATATTCACACACTATCACACCCCCACAACTTGTCTACTCTTTTTTTATACTTTTTTAACGATTGTTTGTAAGTACCTATAAACACGCTACTTACTAGGGAGCATTTTATAGGCTTTTACCCATCTAAAGAATGTGTTTCCTTTTTTGCCTGAAATTACCACTTGAATTTTCCTAACCTCCAATTTCTTTTTATCGACTAGCTCACGAAGTATGCGGTCAATCGAGCTGGATTTCTTGTCCATCAATTTCATTATTTCTTCACGAGTCTTGAATCCCTCTGGGCGTGGAGGGCATTCTTTATTCCGAATGTGTTCTTCGAGAAGTTTCTGCCAAGGATTTCGTTGGTTCATATCAAAATGATTTTATGTTTGTGGGCAAATAAAACTTATTGCCCCTCTGCCGTGCTTGAAAGACATCGTGAGTTTTGTCTGGATAGATCACCCCATAAGCCCAGCCGTGTTGCCAGCGGAGTCTCCGCAGTTGGCCTCGATTGTATTCAGGAGTTTTGTTGCAAAGGCATCCAATGTTGTAACCAGTTCGAGGGTCGATGGAGACGCTTCTGAAATAATCAATGGCGTGGGTATGCCCAAAGATAACATCGCCGTAAGCGTCTGCGTGTTGCTTCCCGCTGTGCATGGCGTGGCCGTAGCCGTGAACGAATGAAAGCCCACCGCACTTGTAGATTCCTCCAACTGAATCATAGGGGAACATTCTCGCCTTTGTCTCTTTCATTATCTTCTCGATATTTTCTATCCCATCGTTGGCGTAGTCCCTTGCGATTCCGCTTCGGCTGTTCCTAGACATATCATAAATGCGTTCATCGTGATTGCCCCGGAGGAATATCCTTTCGTCCCCAAACTTAAAGAACTCTCGCAAGAACTCTTCCCCTGCATCCCAATCTTCTTGTAGGCTCGACGCTTGTTCTTCATCCCCTGCTCCCTTACGGATTGCTCGGAAGTCCCATAGATCGCCGATGCAAACAACCAGCCCACCATCGTGTCCAATATATTCTTTGGTAAATGCTAACAGAGCCTTAACTGACTGGGCATCTTGTTCGTCGCCGTGGATGTCTCCGCAAGCAACGAACTTAATTGGCTTCATAGCGGGGGTTTAGATTGTCCAGTTAAAGTTGTGTAAATTAAATTACAACACTCTCTTGCTCTTGGATTTGTCAATGTCTCATCCAAGCATCCATCCTTTGCTAATGCAAGAACTATGTGCATTTGTTGGCGTAAGCTCAAAAGATATGTTAATTGATCTGTTGCTTCCTCGATTGCATTTTCAACAAGACTAACCGATGGCATCTCCCATAGTTTCGTTCCACCGTGCTCCTCCACCCCGCGTTTATATTTCTTCTCAATACATTCCACGGCGGCCATTTGAATCGTGGACATATGGAGATCGTGTTTCTTGGTAAAGAGTTTTTCTTTTTTCTCCACGCTCTCGCTCGATGTCATCCCCTATCTGCTACTCCACGGCCTTTTATTGACTAGGGAAATCTTTTGTTTGTTCACCTCTTGTTTTTGTGGCGTTACCAATTCACGCCAACCAGAGATGTTGCTATCTTCTAAATGAGGTTGCTCCCAGTCCAATCCACGCAAGCCGTGTTTCTCTGCAATCTTGCGAGTGATTGAATAGCCCTGCTCATCGTCCCAAGAGGCCACTAGATCACCGCTTGGGGTTCGAGCTAGGGGGACATAGTCGATTGCGTGAGAGCCTTTACCAAGGTCAATGTGGAGCGATTGCGGGGGTATCCCACGAGCGTTTGTAACTTTCGTCCCCGGCTTCGTCCGTCCCTTGGCATATAGTTCTTCTTGTTCTTGAGGGGTGCGGGAGGAGCAGTAGATTAAAACTGGTATCTTCTTCGACATCAACTCGCCGTACCAAGCCCCCACCCTCTTCCCGAAACTTGGCTCTAGTTTGTCGATGTGTCCTCGTGATCGCTCAACGGCATCGGCTATCGTCATTTTTCAAGCCTCGACTTGCATCGTTCTGTTTCCTCCATTGATCGAGATAACGCTTTGAGCGTCTGGGCATACAACTCTCGGTATTCTTGGGGGCTTGCTTTTTGTCGGTCAAGTTTGTCCCATCGCATGATGAAGTCCGAGATCGATTCTTGGTGTGGCGTTTGGCCAATGTCGTAAGGGCGGGTCGTTACACACCCACAAAGAAAGCTAACGGCGATGAATCCAAGAATCCACTTCTGAATCCCGCAAGCGGCGGTTGTAAGCAATCTCATCATCGTCTCGCTCTTGCCTTGTCTTTGCTCTGTTCTTCAACCACCAAGTTAAAATTCCAACCACGCCAGCCAATAAGCCGAGGGTTGCTTCCCACATCTTTTACTTCCGTGAGAGATACTTGGAAATGAAGTCCACAATCTTTTGGAGCGTGGCCTCTGGTTCGTCGCCGGGGAACAAAGAAGCAACTGCGATAGCCGCCGTCAAGAGTGCGGTCAATGCTCCAAGCCAAGCAAACAAGTCTTGCGTCTGAACAAAGGAGAGGAGTTGGTTCATGCTAATGGGGGGAGTGTCAAGAGTGCTTATTCTGCAAGTCGATCATTATTGGCGGTAAGTGTTAATGATGTGCTTGCCGAATCTGGGGTAAAATAAGTTCCACCAATTTGTCCCGAAACAAATAAATTTGTACTATATTCTGTGTTATTTATTTTAATTATTGCCGCATTTGTTTTTATGACATATTGACCCTGTTGTTGTTTCGTTTCTGCATTAAAACCAAATTCGGTAGTATCAAAAGCCCCCGCTGTGCCAATTATTATATTAATATAAGGAAAATACTTTTTGTTTTTAATAATAATTCTGTTGCTTAATGTTAAAAATATAAACAAAAGTGCACTTGAAGATATATAAGTAGCTTGGTTAATAAGTATTCCGTCTGCATAATCCGTACCAGATGCAGAACCAGAAACAGCTTTTTCTCCATAAAACATTGATAATGGAGTTTGATCTGGGTTGCAGATCATTTGAGACATTTTTTCTGGCCATTTATAAATAGAGCTTTGTGTTGATGTAATAGTAGAGTTATTAACAGAAACACTCCCAGCCATATTTATAACACGGTGGATGCCAGAATCATCATAAGTAATAGTTTTTGCAGAAGTAAGGCTTGCACTTAATTGAAGCGTTTTGGCTTTCCAATAAAGAAACATCACATCTGCAAGACTCATTCCAAATGGGTAATCTGTTCCAGAGCCGGTCGGAATAGTTTCTGTATTTTTCTCTGGCTGAATACAGAAAGGGAATGGTTGCGGGTATAGAAATGCCATATAGGATTTCTTTAGGGCATTAGCCCACGAATTATTCTAAAACTCGCTTGGCCAAGCTAACTGTGGCTTGTGCCACAACTTGTTCATTTGTTCCGTCTGTTTCAAAAACTTCTAACAGAATATCTTTTTGAGTGGATGTGGATAAAATGGCATTAGCAGAGGCCACGGTAATGTTTAGATCGCCCTCAACTTGGGAAAGTTGCAGAGCCGTTGGAAGCGGTATTTGTGGGGCATCAAAAACAATCGTTGGCGTGTCTGAATATCCGTAGCCTTTGTTCGATACCAAGATGCTCTTTACAATTCCCCCGCATATTGTCGGCGTATTCAAAACCAAATCAGTACCAGTGCCGTCATTAACTTTGATTCCAATGGATTCGTTTTTATAGTAAGAGCCGCCGCAAGTTATCGTGATTGAGTTGATAATGTTTCCAAATGGAGTGGCCACGGAAACAATAGGAGCAGTTGTGTATCCGTAGCCTTGTTCCGTAACAATAAATGTTCCCCTAGTTGAGTCCTTTTGAAAAGCTACTTTTGGAGTCTTTCCGCCAGAAGGGGCGGCCTGAATGTTGCAATCATAAGTCCCATTGGCGTAACCCTGCCCTTGGGTTGTGGTTTGAATAAAGTTTATCACTCCTTGTGGCTGGTCTGGTGAAGGAGCAGTAACAGCGGGAGATGAGGAATAACCAAACCCGCCATCAACAATTTGAACGACATATCCATTTTGTGTGTTGGTTAATGTTAGAGAACAATTACCTCCAGTTGCGGGACTTGAATCTGTTTGTAGCAAATACGTCTTGTCGATTTGGTAGCCTTGTGGCTTGTTCGTTACTATTGCTCTCTCAACAATACCAGTTCGTAAATTAGGGGCTGGTGCAGTTACAATCGGGGCAGAGGTATACCCAGCCCCACCATCAAAAATAACAGCCCTTCCAACCCCATTCTCAATAATAAGTTTTATGTTTGCCGCAGTTCCTACGCTTGGGGATTGAATGGTGCAATCATATTGCCCATCACCATAGGCTTGTGGAATATTTGTTAGCCTTGCAGTGGTTACAATTCCACCAGTTGCTACAGGAAGGCTTGAAATAATTGCAGACGGAGGTTCGTAATAACCAAAACCGCCATCTCCAATTAAATATTGAGTTCCAAACCTTCCGGGTCGAGTTACTACTGTTGCTGGATAAGACAATAGAGTATTTAATAAAACCCCATAAGTTACAGAAACAGTAACCGCAGTGGCACTTTCAATCAATACTTGTTGTGGAATAACTGAATAAAGCTCTTGAAGTTCTAGTCTGGTATTAGGTGTAAAGCTAGTGTAAGAATAATTTTCTCCATAATCAGCTATTTCAATAGACGGCTCATAAATCCCGCCTCCCCTATTTACTAAATAATTATCATAATATACATTATAATCTGGGTTTATTGCCGAAGTTGATATCTTAAAAAGTGCTGGCTTACCATAATATGACGTAACAACAGCTCCATACATAACATCAGAAAAACTTTGTTCAGGTGCTCCGGGGTATCCCTCAAGAAGTCTCCACGGACGCTCGTATGTCACATTACCAAAAGAATCAACTTTTTCTTTGTTTGTTATGTAAGAAAACACTGTATTATTGTTAGGGTTTCTAACCTCATAAAATGGGGGAATTGTTTCTGGAGTTGTCGGATTTGGATTAACTACGACTCCGGGTTTATTTAAGAAATCATACAGACCTCTAGCATTTGAGTCGCTCTGCACACCCCACACACCCGAAAAACCAGCAATAAAGGAGTTTCTTCCATATCCGGGGCGAGAGTATCTTACTGTATTACTAATCCAATCATATTTAACTGCAAGGCCACCATTTCTAATGTATGCTTGACCAGAAAAATCCGCTATAATTCTGAAAGGAGCAGAGGGATCAGAAGCAGTTACAACGGTAGAAAATTTTGAGGTAGAAACAAGGGCGGCGTCGTGGGTTACGGTTGGCGTGGACGTGTATCCATACCCACCAGAAGCTAAAGTAAGCTCCCAGATATTCTCTCTAACAGAGCTAATAAAAGCAGAGGGAGCCGATAGAAGTGCTGTTGTTGTTGTTCCGTTGGGAGGAGAAAAATTTACTGGAACAATAGGGGTGCTAACGGATGTGGTCGCATAAGCCCATAAAAATCTTTGTTTATTTTTTGCAACATATCCTAATTTATTTGTTACAAAAAGTTCATCAACTTGTTTTTCTGGTGTAAATAATGAAGCGGTTGGTGCAGAGGCATATCCAGACCCGCCAGACGTAAGATCGACAGATGTAATAATTCCGCCAGAAGCAACCGCATTGGCTGTTGCTGTAACCGTTCCAGCCGTTGCTCCACCGCCAGAAAAGGTTAAGGCAAAAGTTCCGTTTGGATAACCCAAACCTCTGTTTGTAATTCCGATTGTTGCAACAGAACCAGACAAAAAGGATGTGGTAAATTGTGCGGGTGCTACACTTGATAGCCCGGCTGTGATCACCAATACTACTGGGCGAGGGTCTCCGAATGGACTCAAATCAGGCTTACCGCTATTGTATCTGTCGCTTTTGACTGTGCGTGCATATCGTCGTGGGTCAGAAAAATAGTAACCAAGGATACTTGCTGGAGCAGTTTTAGGTTGAGAACTGAATGTAGAAACAAAAGAAGTGGAGGCAGAAATTCCGATAGTAATAGTTGCCGTAACTGCTGTGACTTGTGAAACATCTGCCCTAATAACTGCCGTAACTGCCGTGTAGTTTGAAAGCAGGGCAATCCCAGTGGCTTGTGTCGCACCAGCAGTAACAACTTGTGCCAATGCAGTAAATGCAACTGGTGGGGTTATTGAAACATCTATGCCATCGGCTAGTTTTGCAGAAGGTGTCCCAAGTCTAAATTTATATCTTGCGTCTGTGGATGGGGTGACAAGAGAGATTTTATTGTTTGCAATTTTTCTTACCGAAAGCCTTACTCTTTTTTGTTCATCGGAATAAAATGTTGGCTTATTGGTTGGGATTGTGCTATCACCATCCAAGAATCTCCCGCTAGATACATCCAAAAATAGCTCTTGAGCGTTCACTTTAGTCTATCCCCTTGTCAATTACTTGCCCAGAACTGTGATTGTGGCTGGTGTTCCGTTGGAACAGACCGTAAGAGTTATCTCTCGATAGCCACCGCCACCAGCCCCAACATTTACCCCAGCCGTTGCAGAAATAACATAACTGCCATCAGTAACCTTAATAATGATATTGTCGCCAGCTATGGGCGTGCGTTGCTTAACTGCCGCCTCCATATCGTGCAGATAGGTTTTAGTAATAATTCCATTATCAGCCAACACTGGCACTTTAACAAAGGATGTCCCAGTTCCGCTTCTCATAATGCACTTTGCATTTGTCCTTTTGTGGCCGAAGCTCGCACCCTAAATAACCCGCCGGCCTTCTCCACAGAAGAACCGACAACATTAATAATGTTTTCGTCGATTGCAAAACCATAAACAGGATATTGAACTGTGCCAACTGGTGCTAATGTGGCTGGCTTATTTCGAATAATTTGCACCTTCAAATTAGACACAAATGCTTTCGCCTTGTTCTGCACGTCTGTAACATCTTCGCCCTGACTATTGGTTGTAATTGTTGCCGTAGGGGATAGCCATTCGCAAATGTAATTGATGGCAATATCTTGAGCTGGGGTTTGCACAAATCCACTCACAATCTCTTTTTGATACTGGTAGCTTGTTTCGAGTATATAAAGGGAATTATCACCAGTCCCGCCTTCTGCTGATACTTCTAGCCTATAAAGTCCAGTGCTAGTATCTCCCGCTATGTGGCTCATATTTCTGCGAACAACGCGGAAGTTTCCGGGCGGTTGGTCTGGCACTCCATTTACAACTTGATCCAAGGAAAAGTTTGAGTTTAACGCTGAAAACAAGCCAACAATAGAAAATTGAAAAGTTGAAATCCCATCACGTCCATTATCCGTTATAATGTCTGGCTCGTAATCAAATGAAGTAATATTGGAGATGATTGTGGCTGACATATTTTATCCTTATTGTGCGACGGCGGCTGGCAGTTTCTTTGTTAATTCTTGAATGGCTTTTAGCAGTTGTCCTTGCAAATCCATCCCTCCCCTATCCCCAGCCTTTTCTGCGGCTATTTGTTCGGCTGGTTTCCCAGTCTGACCGCTTATAAGTTTTTCAGCAAGGCTGGGAGTTTGCCCTGCGACTTGTTGTGTGGCGACCCTATTCATTACATCTTGCTTGGTAAGTGGCGGCAATCCTTGAGCTTTTCTTTGCACGTTTTCGGCGTTCTTAATGTCCTCAAATACCTTCTCTTGTGTTCTAAAATCTTCTGCCGTAGTCGATCTTGCCCTTGCCTTTTGTGCTGTTTCTAGGGTTTGTCGTCCAGCCCTGCTTGCTCCTAGCAATCCACCTCCTGCTTGCTGTGCTTGTTTGAAGCTCTTGGCCTCTTGATCTTTTTGGGCTTTTACAATGTTATATTCTAGCTGTGCTTTCTTCACCCTATTATCAGCGAGCATATCCAAGGTCTTGTCGATTGCTTCTTGGTTTTTCTTTGCCCCGGTAATTGCTTCCAACTCTTTTAGCTGGTTTTGAAGTGCAATCGTTGTTGTGTCTAGCGTCCTCAACTCCTCTTCGGCAAGAAGAACATTCTCATCCAATGCATCGCCTTTAAGTGTTGCCAACTTAACATCAATCTTGTTGATAGCTGATATTCTTTCGAGTGCTTTAATGGAGTTTTCTGTTCCTTTTAGAATATCCCTTTCCTTGATACGAGCCTTAACAATTTCTTCTTGAATAATTAAATTGTTCTGTGCGTCTTGAAGTGCTTGCTCTGTTCCGCTAACTCCAAGATCGAGTCCAGTTAGTTTTTCGAGTCCTTTTACAACTCCTCCCAATCTTCCAAAAAGAGTGATTTTATTACGCAAAGACTCAATCGTGTCCTCTGTCTTTTCTAGTCCTTGTTGGGCTTGTTCAACCGATGTGCTTTTGAATGATGTTTCAAATGCTCCCGCTAGGGCTTTTTGTGATTCGTAATAATCCGTTGAGGCTTGTTTGATGGTTTCGCCAAACTTATTGATTGAGCCAAGAATGGCCGCCCCAAACAAACCGCCAGCCCCCAGCCTAGACAAAGCCCCAAGGGATGTCCCAGCTCGACCAGCGTTAAGGCCAAGGGATAGAAGGCTTTTGCCTAGTCGTTCTGTGCTTCCACCAGCCCTCTTAAAAGTCTCTGATGTGCGTGTGGCTTCTCTCTGAATCTCTTTTAACGCAATCGTCCCCTTGCGTCCGTCAATCACTACCTCCCCTTCTAACTTAAAGGCCATATTATCTCTTGAGCTTGTTAAGCCTCTCTTGCTCCTTGCGTTCTATATATGTTTTCATATCTTGTTCTTCCAGTCGGAAGGCAAGCCGAAGGGGGGCAACTCCAATCTTATCAACAGCATTGGCCGTGTTTGCAAATATGGTCTTAATAAAGTCCCCCGCCCTTTGTGCTGGAACGGCATATCCCTTTCCAGCAGAAGTTTTTGGGGATGGTTCTTTCTTGATATCAGTTTTTGTATTTCTTACCCCTTGCTGTTTATACCTATTCAATGCGGGCAACCAGCCAGCAACAATATAACCACAAGAACGCCTAACAGATTTTACAAAACCATCATACCTTTGTCCCATTTCTTTGCCACCCAATCCTCCGCCCCTCAATTTCGGAGGCAGACTTTGTGGCCTATTCTTTCTCCTCCAATTAAATATCTTAAACCCTGCCGGTGTTCCTTTGTAGAAGTCCCGATTTCTTTTGGCCTTTGTCTCCCTGCCAGCACCACCCTTTAGCCTTCTGACTTGTTGGATTGCACCAAGCTCCCTAACCACTCTTTCTGGGCTTGTTCTTTTTGTGTATTGCATCGCCTTCATAATAATGTTGGCGGCTCGCCTATTAACTTCTGTTAGAAAATCAACATTACGCAACTCAATATACTTATCGATGGTTCTATTAAAATCCTTGGTATCTAGCTTAAAGTATGTAAGCCCCATAACCTAGTTATTTGCTATCAAATATCCTTGCACAATAAGGCTCACGGTTTGTGTTCCACTATTTACCTTAAATTGCCATTGAATATCTGATTTTTGTAATTGAATTTGAGGCACAATCCTTTGAACAGCAAAATTTTCAAGCCAAGTAGTCTGTAAAAGGGTGTATGTTGTTGGAGTTGGGGATGCGTTTGGTGTTACCTTCACATTAAATGTGATATAATTTGATGCACCAGCATCACCGCTAAAACAATTTACAGAATATACAAAGAATGTAAATCCGCTTGGAACGGTATATATACCAGTCTGCGTTTTCCCAATCGTTGCGTTAATCTGGGAATATGTTACAGCACTGCTTTTGGCTGTAATAATTCCAGCGTTGGATGTTTGACCAGAACCCGGTGCGGTCATAGTCATACCATTTATTCTTAAAAATGAATTGGTTGTTGCAACTGGTGTAGTCCCATTAAGAGTAACAGATTCGTTTATTTGATTCCAATTTGAATCGAGACCATTGATTGCCACAACTGCATTAACATCATAGGTTGCCGTGCTAACCATAGACATTGTGATAGCTGATGATGGAAAAGAAAAGGCTACCGGCAGACCATCCCAAAGAGTTTTGTTTTGAGTGGTTACATTATCACTAAAAGCAAAAATGCTAATTGGAAGTGCGTCTGCCGTGCTATTTTTAGATGCCCAAGTTTTCCAATCTAATGCGAGAAGATGATTTAATGATAAGGCCATACTTGTTATTTATCGTCAAGAATATCATCAATTACATTAACTGCGTTAGAGTTGTGCCTTCTAACATCAATTCCACGATTAACAAGCATAGCGTGTTCTAGCTGAACAAGTTGCACCTCTGCCATCTCCCAAATCACTTGCTCTGCTGTCCACCCAAACTCCTTTGCAAATAGCCAGACGGACGAAGC